GTCCTCTGCGTACGCGCGCATGCGCAGAGCGTAACGTTACATTGCTCACATAGCGTAATCAGCCCACGGTTGATCACCGTGGGTTAGGCAGCGCCCGTCTCCTGGAGAGCGGGCGCTGCCGCATCTCCAGGGAGAATCTAGAATGCTGACCCCGCATGACCAGGGCGGAGTGCTCGATCTGCCGCAAGATCTGCCGCGCCCTTGCCCAGCGGCCAGTCTGTGGTGAGTGCCGCCGGAAACGCGGCGCCGGCACCTGCTCGCAGTGCGGCACCCCGAAGCGTGCGGCCAGGCCCGGCCTATGCCGTGACTGCTTTGACAGGCAGCGATCTGCAATCCCGGCTCTCCCGCAGGTCTGCGAACTGTGCGAGTGCGTATACGTCCCGCCCCGGCCGGGGCGGCGGTTCTGCTCGCGGTCGTGCGCGAACGCGTGGAACATGGGCGCGCGGCCTCCGTACACCTGGCCTACGGTTGGGAATGCCGCGACGCGGAAACTGGCCCAGTCGCGGGCGCGGCGGCTGCGGCACGCGCAGACCTGGGACGGGATCAGTGACGAGAAGATCCTTGAGCGGGATCGCTGGCGCTGCGGTATCTGCCGGAAGATGATCGGCAAGACGTTCAGGTGGCCACATCCGCGCTCGGCGAGCGTTGACCACGTGATTCCGCTGTCGCAGGGCGGCGATGACACGGCGGCGAACAAGCGCGCGGCGCACCTGGCCTGCAACTGCGGGCGTATGAACCGGGGCGGCGGCGAACAGCTAGCGATGATCGGATGAGATGTGCCTGATTCCGGGGCTCTCCGTGCTCGCCGGTCGCGTGCGCACAAGGCGGGTGATCACTCTCTGTGCACGCGGTGCGTAGCCCTTAAGGCTTCCGCGGAAGTCCCGGAAGCGCCGCCGGTGGAGGACCCGATGGCTGAGATGCGGCGGCTCGCGGGCCGGGTGGTGCGGGCGCATGAGGCCGATCCTGGTAACGCGCGGCTGGCGGGAGAGGTGCGGATGACTTTGCAGGCGCTGATGGGGACCGGCCGGACGGTGGACAGTGAGCTCGCGGAGTTTCTCGCCGGGTTCAGCAAGGCCTAGGTGGGCGACCCCCGCCACGCCCGGGCGGCCGGACTTCGCGGGGAAGGTGGCGTGGACCGCGACCGCGCTGGGCTTTCAGGGGCTGATGCCGCACCAGCGGCAGATTATCGGCACCGGCACTGAGATCGGGCGCAATGGGCTGCCTGCTTTCCGGCAGGTGACGATTGAGGAGCCGCGGCAGCAGGGCAAGTCGGTGAGCACTCTTTCGCTGATGGTGGCGCGGGGGATCGACAAGCCGGGCACGATGATCTCCTATTCGGCGCAGACGCGGCTGGCGGGGCGGCGCCGGTTCCTGGATGTGTGGTGGCCGCGGATCCGGCGTTCGCGCGGCCTGTGCAAGCTGGTTGACATCAGGAGGGGTTACGGGTCGGAGGCGTTCACGTTCGCCAACGGCTCGATGATCATGCTGGCGTCGGGGACTGAGGCGTCCGACCACGGTGACACGCTGGACCTGGCGGTGATCGATGAGGCGTGGGCGCAGCGCGACGACACGATCGAGCAGGCGGTCAAGCCGGCGATGATGACCCGGGATCATGCGCAGCTGTGGGTGGTGTCCACCGCGGGGACGGAGTTCTCGGCGTACTTCCGCGGCAAGGTGGATGACGGCCGGGCGATGGCCGAGCTGGGTGCCACGGACACGTCCGCGTATTTCGGGTACTCGGCGCCGGATGACGCGGATCCGGCTGATCCGGCGACGTGGTACGGGTGCATGCCGGCGCTGGGGATCACGGTGAGCGAGGAGGTGGTGCGGGCGGACTACGAGCTCATGAAGCTCAGTGAGTTCCGCCGATTACGCGCCTATCTCTGCCAATGGCCGGATGTGGCGAAGCCGGGGTGGGAAGTAATTTCTCAGCAGGCTTGGGAGGCGCTTGGCCATGGCTGAATGCGCCCTGGGCGCGGAGATCTCCGAGGACCGGTCGCGGTGCGCTGTGGCGAAGGCGTGGCGGGAGTCGCCGGGGCGGATGGCGGTGAAAGTCGTGTGGCACGGGTCCCCGGCAGCCGCGCCGGATGTGCTGGACGCGCTGTATGTCGCTGATGACCCGGTACAGGTGGCGCTGGATCCGCGTTCGCAGTCGGCGACGTTGTGCGGGCAGCTGGCGGAACGCGGGGTCCTGGTGAGGCGGCTGGGGCCGGAGGATGTGGCGGTGGCGCATGGTGAGTTCATGGACCTGGTGGCCACGGGTGGCCTGCGGCATTTTGACCAGCCGGACCTGACGGCGGCGGTGCGGGGTGCGCAGCAGCGGCCTCTGGCGGGTGCGCGTGCTCTGGAGCGGCGTGTTCCGTCGGATCAGTCGCCGCTGACGTCGTCGGAGTTCGCGGTGTGGGTGTTCCTGCGGTGGGAGGAACTGTCGCAGCCCGGCGTCTGGGCCGTCTAGGCCGTAGTGACGTGCCGCAGCATCTTGGTTAGCTGAGCATCGTCCCCCCGGGCGTACATCTCGCGGTGGGCGGCATGCCGCAGATCATCTAGGGTGCCCTGGTAGCCGTACTTACAGGCCAGCTGGACCGCTTGGTTTTCAAGCCTGATCTGGCAGGTGAGCGCCCAATTGTAATCGTCCATCAGGTAGATGGCGCTGGCCGGGGGCGGCCGGTGAGCCTCTATCCAGCATTGCACGCATGTGGTGGTAACCATTTCCAGCAGGTCAGGTACCGCAGCGAGATTCATGGCCGCCGCAGCGAGATTCATGGCCGCCACGCTACGCCAAGGGAGATCCCGATGCGCCAGTCTGTGGTCCTGCGGTCTGAGAGGAAGCCAATGACTGCTGAGCAGATCGCTCAGGCGTTCCATGATGCCTATGAGCGGCTCGCGCCGCGCTTCGGCTATGAGACCCGTGAGGCGTCCGCGAAGCCGTGGGCTGAGGTGCCGGAGCAGAATAAGACGCTGATGATCGCGGTCGTCCAGTCGCTGCTTGATTCCGGGATCATCCTGGGCGTGGCATCGCAGGAACGTTCGGATGAGGAACGGATCCGTGAGGCGATGACCGAGGCGCAGGACCATCCTGGCCGCACGGTGACGAGGTAGCGATGCGCCAGTCCGTGGTCCTGCTGCTGTGCTCCCTGGCCGGGATCATCCTCGGCGCGTCCCTCATCGGCTTGTGGGCGGTGGGGCTGGCCATCATCGCGGACTCGGCCGCGGTGGGCGTGTACGCGCTGCTGCGTGACGATGAGGGCCGCGCGGTGCCGGGTGTGCATGAGGTGCCGACGCTGGCTGGTGTGCTGGAAAGGGCACGGCGAGCCGGGTGACCCGTGCAACCGGGCAACGCCACGCGTGCCCGGCCGCACCTGGCGGGACACACGATGCGCATCAGCATCCCTGACCCGCGAGAGGTCATCCCAAGTCCGCACAACGCCTGCGGCATCGAGGGCCTGTATGGGGGCGCACCCTGCGCTCTCGCCGGCTGGGGGAAGTCTAGCCGGGAGGCGCTGTGAGGCTGCTTGACCGGCTGATCCGCCGCGCCGGCTACTGGGAGGGCATGGCGTCCGGCGCGGCTGTCCTGACCACCTCTTACGGCAGCCCGGACCGGGAGCCGGTGCTGCCGCAGCTGACCGCGTGGGCGCAGCAGTCGTACGCGTCGTCCTCGCCGGTATTCGCCGCGCATCTCGTCCGGATGGCGTTGTTCAGCGAAGCCCGGTTCCAGTGGCAGGCGCTGGATGACCGGCACCTGTGGGGCAGCACGTCGCTGGTGAAGCTGGAGGAGCCGTTCGGCCCCGGCACGACGACCGGTCACCTGCTGACCCGCATGGAGCAGGACGCGTTCCTCGCCGGGCAGGCGTACATCTGGGACGCCCCCGGTGAGGACCGGCTGGTGCGGCTGCGCCCCGACTGGACCACGATCGTGTCCGAGGTCGTCCGCGTGGACGGCGGCGGCTGGTACCGGAACAAGATCGGCTACTGGTTCGAGCCCCCCAAGTCCGTCCTGGACCAGGGCACGGGGTTCTTCGTCCCCGCCGGTGAATGCGTCCACTGGGCGCCGGTCCCGGATCCGCAGGCGGATTTCCGGGGCATGTCGCCGCTGACCCCGATCGCCCGCGATGTCACGGGCGATCACGGGATGGCCACGTTCAAGATCCGCTACCTGCAGAACGAT